AAAAAATACCTGACTAATAAAAACTTTTGTCCTATACCCTGGACAGGGTTTATGTACAATAGTGACGGTACTGTACAAAACTGTATTCGTAACAGAGAGCCAATTGGCAATTTAAAAAATAATACACTAAAAGAAATACTTGACGCTAACATTGAAATAAAACAAAATATGTTAGACAATAAGCCAGGGCATGGTTGTCAAGGATGCTATCAACTTGAACAAGGTAAAAAAAGTTTTGATATTGTCAGCGATAGAATATTTTATCTTAAAGAGCTTAGAGATATACCACTAGAAACATATGATAATATAGATAATTTTGACCTACATAAAATAGATATACGTTGGTCTAATTCATGTAACTTTGGCTGTGTTTACTGTGGTCCAGAATACTCAAGCAAGTGGGTAGCAGAATTAAAATTAGAAAAGCAACATGTACCTGAAGAACGTGTTGAAGAGCTCAAACAATATGTATTTGCTAATGCTCACAAACTTAAACACGTTTATCTAGCAGGCGGCGAACCATTACTAATGAAAGAAAACGAAGAACTGCTTAAATTATTATTGGAAGTAAATCCCAATGTTAATCTTAGAGTTAACACTAATTTAAGCAAAACAGGCACGCCGGTATTTGATTTAATTTGTCAGTTTAAAAATGTACACTGGACAATAAGTGTAGAATCAATGGAAGATGAGTTTGAATATATTAGACATGGCGGTAAGTGGCAAGACTTTCTAGATAATCTAAACATTATTAAAGAATTAAATCACAAAGTAAGTTTTAATATGTTATGGTTTCCTTTAAACTATATGAGTATTTTTAATTGTATTGATTTCTTAAAGAATTTAGGATATCATAATAATAGTTTTATTATTAATCCAATAACTGATCCTTATCATCATGACATAAGACATTTAAATAATACAACAATCAATGAGCTAATAAAGATATTAGAAACAAGAATATTAGAAAAACCTGGATATTTACTTGAAGATAGTTATCAAAATATGCTAAAATATATACAACAATCTTTTAAGCGTAATCCTAAAATGTTATTAGAAAAAATAAATGAACTAGACAATCGTAGAAATTTAAATAGTAAAACAATATTTCCGGAGTTATATAAATGTTTACAAGACTAGACGATATACTATTTCCTAATCGCGTTGAGGTTTATGACTTTTCAGAAATAAACAAATTCTTTTATCCTATTTTTAAATGTGGTAGCAGTACACTAAGAGATATAGCTAAGGATAGAGGATTTAAAACTTTAATAAATGAACAAATAAAAGACTTAGATACAATTGATGTGTTTATTAGAAACCCAAAAGAAAGATTTATTTCCGGAGTTCAGGGATACTTATTTTGGTTAGAAGATGAAAACCCTGATATTAATATTGACACAGTCCTTTATTATATACGTCAAGGCATAATATTAGATAGACATTTTGCTCATCAGTTTCAGTGGATTATTAATTTAGCAAGATATATGAATCCTTCAGCTAAAATTCATTTTCATAGTATGGCAATGATGAATGAATATTGTCGTAATATAAAAGTACCAATGCCAAAACTTAATATCGATTTACAAGGATTAGAAAAATCACCGGTGTATGCGTATGGAATGCAGTTAGATCAACTTATACTAGACGAACTAGTAGGACAAAGTTGGACAGTAAATCAAATAATGACACATCTTATGACTAGAGATCCAACAGCATATTTTAGTGTAATCGGAAGAACACAACACATAGCAGAGGTAGCACATGTTTTGCCCAAGGTTTAAACACTTTGCTAGATTAAATGAAGACGGTACAACAAGCCGTTGTGGGCATATGGTTGAAGCACCTAGGTTTGCGTCATTTGAAGAAATGGAATCTAGTGAGTGGAATCAAAACTTACAGACTGCTGAACAATGGCCTATAGAATGTGTGCGTTGTCAAACAACAGAACAAACAGCAGGACAAAGTATTAGACTAGACAGCGAACGTAAGCACAAGTTACTTAAGAGTTTTAGAGATGACTATCTAGTTATAGGTGGCGTCTTAGACAACGTGTGTAACTCCGCATGCCAGTTTTGTTGGGAAGGACTATCAACTACTATAGGCAGTTTAAAAAAGAATGTGATTAAATTAGAAAATGTCACAGCGTTTGATCAACTACCCAAAGATAGAATAATTGAATTAGACATTAACGGTGGCGAGCCAAGTTATAGTAAAAACTATAAACAGTTGTTAAACAACTTACCGCCTAATGTTAAAATAGTTAGAATAAACACTAACGGAACAACTGTAATACCAGAAGTAAAGCAACTGATCGAAAAGAAAATTAAAGTTACAATTACTTTAAGTTTTGATGGAACTGAGAAGGTTAATGAATATAGTCGTTGGCCCGTACAGTGGAAAAAATGGGACTCAGTGGTTAGAGAGTATAAACAATTAGCAGACACTAGTAACTTAATTGAAATAGGGTTTTGGAGTACACTTAATGTGTTTACTATCGCAGATTTAGAAAACATGTTAAGGTATGCTGACTCAGTGGGTATTCCGTTTAGTTATGGTATACTTGAGTTTCCAGAACAGTTAAGCATAAAATATACAAACCCGTTTACTGTAAAAGCAAAAGAACTTTTCCAAAAAACGGACATATTGTTGCTCAAACAACTTGAATCTTTGGTAGCTTCAAGTTATAATAACACAAAAGAATTAGTAGATTTTGTAACAGAACAGGATAAACTACGCAAGATAAGTTACAGAGACTACTTTGATATCGAACTAGGAGAATAACATGGCCAAACCATTTGACGTAAGTAAATTTAGAAAGAACATCAGCAAATCAATTGCTGGGTTATCAATAGGATTCAATGATCCAACAGACTGGGTATCAACAGGCAACTATGCTTTAAACTACCTAATATCAGGAGATTTTACAAAAGGCATTCCGTTAGGTAAGGTAACTGTGTTTGCAGGAGAGAGTGGTGCAGGTAAATCATATATCTGTTCAGGTAACATAGTTAAGGCCGCACAAGAACAAGGTATCTTTGTTGTCTTAATTGATAGTGAAAACGCATTAGATGAAAATTGGTTACACGCCTTAGGTGTAGATACGTCAGAAGAAAAATTGCTCAAACTCAACATGGCCATGATTGATGATGTAGCAAAAACTGTCAATGACTTTATGGCAGAGTATCGTGCTATGGCAGAAGAAGATCGTCCTAAGGTTTTATTTGTTATTGATAGTTTAGGTATGTTATTAACTCCTACAGATGTTGATCAGTTCCAAAAAGGTGACTTAAAAGGTGACATGGGTCGTAAGCCTAAAGCCTTAACAGCATTAGTTCGTAACTGTGTTAATATGTTTGGCTCTGCTAACGTAGGACTTGTAGCAACTAACCACACGTATGCTTCGCAGGATATGTTTGATCCAGATGACAAGATATCAGGTGGACAAGGCTTTATCTACGCTAGTTCAATTGTAGTTGCTATGCGTAAACTAAAACTAAAAGAAGATGAAGATGGTAATAAAGTAAGTGATGTTATGGGTATCAGAGCCGCTTGTAAGATTATGAAAACAAGATTTAACAAGCCGTTTGAATCTATACAAATTAAAATTCCATATGAAACAGGTATGAATCCATATTCAGGACTAGTTGACATGGCTGAAAAAGCTGGACTATTAGTTAAAGACGGTAACAGGCTACGATTTGGTGATGTAGAAGATCCAAATGCTATTAAACAGTTCCGTAAAGCATGGGAATCTAATGAAGAAGGTTGCTTGGATAAAGTTATGGAACACCTCAAAAATCAGACAAAAGAAGTAAATATAGAAGATGTTGAGGCAAGTATGGATGTTGCTACTGAAATGGAAATGAAAGCAATAGACGAAGCCGAGGCAGTTCAACCAGAGGAGACCGAAGAATAATGTTGAACGCAGTTGCAGAAATTTTTGAGGCACTAAAAAGCCACATTAACGAAGGACTACACAAAGAAGCCGCTATTGATCTAGTGCATACACTAGTTGACGTACAAGGTGTTAGTCCTAAAGAAATTAGAGACTCAAATCTCATGGAAGATGATGACGTTAAAGATGCTCTATTAGACTATGATGATACTGTTGATGAAGAGGATGATGGATTGGATCCTTGGGGCGATGAGTATGATGATGAAGAGGAAGATGAGGACTATTAATGGGTTGGTATAGTGATGTATCAAATGATATTACTAAAATTCCTGACATGCTGTTGTACTATGAAAACGAGTTACTGACAGCAAAGAAAGAATGTTCAGTATACGGTAAAGTTGAAAAGAATCTAGCAGACTTGCCTGGTATTACAGAACATAGGTTTAACCAATTACAAGAAATAGAAGCAGTGTTAAACTATCTTAACATTCAATTACGTAAGATTAGACGTAAGCACTTTCAAAAGTATTTAGAAGCATATCAACGAGCATTAACAAGTCGTGACGCAGAAAAGTATGTTGACGGTGAAGATGAAGTTATTGACTTTGAAACACTGATCAATGACGTTGCTCTACTAAGAAACAAATGGCTTGGCATACTAAAAGGATTTGAAAGCAAAAACTTTATGCTAGGACACGTTGTACGCTTAAGAACAGCAGGCATGGAAGACATCAGTGTATAGACAGTTAACAGACAAAGAAAGCCACGAGCATAATTTAGAAACTCTATCTTTATTAGAACAATATACATCTTTTATGGAAAGTGTTGGTACAGTACTTGATGTAGGGTCGGGCAACGGATATGATCTAAACTGGTGGGCAACTAGAACACTAGAAGATGATTCAGGTAGAGATATACCGTTAAACATTAAGTGTACAGGCATTGATATCAAAGCCCAACTCGATAAGTCATTACAACATCATAATATTGAGATGATTGAATGCGACATGGAAGACACTGGACTCAAATCTAATAGTTTTGATGTTATCCACGCACCAAATATTTTACAACACGCACTGAATCCTTTACAAACTCTAGGACACTGGTATGATCTTTGTCGTGACAACGGAATGCTGGTATTATCAGTTCCAGAAACAACAGCAATAGATCGTAATAAGATAGTAGCAGACCAGTACAGCAACGAGTATTATAATTACAGCCTAGTAGGATTAATTCATATGTTAGCAGTCAATGGGTGGGATTGTCGAGATGCCTTCTTTAAGAAAGAACGTAATGTTCCCTGGATTCATGCTGTGGTCTATAAACAACCTGACTTTAAAAAGTTAGACTATCGTACTACTACTTGGTTTGATCTAGCAGAACTTGAATTACTTCCAGAGTCAGCAGTAGAAAGTCTAAACAACTGGAACTTTGTTAGATTTCAAGATCTTAAACTAGAGTGGCTAGACAAAAGAGTCTACGACTTCCGCAATTACTAATAAATATAAACTTAGTAGTTAATTATTAAGTTTAATGTCAACAATACCTCACACAGTAGTCAATGTTTTTATAGGTTGGGATTCAAGAGAACCAATAGCCGCGGATGTCTGTGCTTACAGTATATTAAAACACGCATCTGTTCCTGTTAACATACACTACCTTAAACTAGATGACCTAGAACGTGAAGGTATATTAACACGCAAACGTGATCCAAATGCTTCAACAGAGTTTACCTATTCGAGATTCTTAGTTCCATATCTTATGAGATATCACGGAAAAGCAATATTTTGTGATTGCGACTTCTTATGGACTAGAGATATTAAAGAACTGTATGATCAAATTGAAAACAAAAGTGTTTATGTAGTTCCGCACGAAGACTACGGCTATGTACCTAAGACTAAAACAAAAATGGATGGACAAAGACAGACAGTGTATCCTAAAAAGAATTGGTCTTCAATGATGGCATTTAACTGTGGTAGTAAAGACAGTCAACGTTTGAGTTTAGATGCTGTTAATCGGCAACCATTGAGTTACCTACATCAACTTGAATGGATCAATGACGAAAGCAACATAGGATTCTTAACACCAACATGGAACTGGTTGTCAGGGTATTATGAAGAAAAAGATTGGGGCAAGCCAGGTGCTGTACATTATACAGATGGCGGTCCTTGGTTTAATGATATTGATATACCACCGGACATGGGATTAACAAGTTGGAAAGATGTACAATATGGTGATGTTTGGTTAGACTATAAAAAAGAATATTCTGAATCTATACAGCCTGTTAACAAAAGAGAAATCGTACCTATACATGATATAACATATGGCAGTCCAATAAAAGATATTATTGTTGAATTAGAAAATATACTGTTAGATCCAAATAACATATATTTTGATAAACATAATATTAAAAGTCTAACAAGAAAA